CAAGGCCGCCGTTTTGAGTTGTGAGTTCATTTCTTGTCTCCTTGTATTTTCTTGATTAATGCCTCCGCTTTGGCGGCACTAATATTTATCTCGAAGTGCATTTCATCCTTGCGGTTCTTGTAATCGCCTCCCCAAAGGCAACCATATTTATGAGCCAGGGCCCGGATCATGGGAACTTTGAGTGGATCAAAGGTATTTGTCTGGCCTAAAGGGTGCTTGGAGGCGTTTAGATCGAGAGCCGTCCCGGATGAGTGATTGCTTAGCTTGGTGGTTTGCCCCCGGATTGGACGGTAACAATATCCCCAGTCATCAAGTGATCCAACATTTAAGGGTTCTATCAGCTCGTGAAACTCAGCAGCCAACCCAATGAGCAAGGGCGCAACCGCCTCCGCACAACGCAGCTTGATTGCCGTGCCCGGTACTGGATAGGACTTAATTCCTAACTCAGCTTGATCCTTGGAGGCTGGCCAGCCGTTAGCACTAGTCTCCATGGCTTAAAATTATCTTAGTCAAGTGCTTCACTTATAGCCCTAGTGCCTTTGGGTCGATGCCAAGTGCAATTAGTTTAGCAGCCGCTTCAATTTTAGCTTCGGCAACCGCTTCGGCTTCAGCAGCCTTAGCCGCTTTTGCTGCTACCGATTCTGCCACTTCAGCATCTCTAATTGCTTGTTCTGCATCTGTCATTTCACGCACTTCATTTTGACCTGTTGCGTGGTCGTAAATTCCGATAGTTTCGTTTGTCATTATGATTTCGCCAATCCGTAAACAGTTACTTCACCAGTTATTGTTCCTGTATTTGGCTTCAACAAAAAGCCTGTGTATGTGCGTGCAGTTAATTGAAAACAGCCAAATGTGTAAACTGCGCCTGGTGTGCTTCCTTCCATTCCTGAACCATAAATTGTTGGATTTTCTGATGTTTGCCCAGCATTTGTTATCCAAGCAGAAAAACTTCCAGGCTGAGATGTGTAACCTATTTGCCGAGTAATAGTGAATTCGGCAGTATTTGTGGATTGAGTGAATGTTGTTGTACTTAAAAATTCTGCGCTAGTTCCATAATAACTTGCTGCCTGTGTCGTGCCGCTATATCGCCACTGAAATTGAATGTCATTTGTGCCTGTGCTGCTATATATATTCTCAGCCACAATTAGATAAGTTTCATAAGTGCTAGAAAACACGGAATCAAAAGTTTGACTTGATACTGATGAAAATGCAGTACGACTAATAAAAGTCATACCGCTTGCTGCTGCTGCAGGTGTAGCCCATTTCAAGCCTGTTGCAGTTGTGGAATCCGCCGTGAGCACCTGAGCATTTGTGCCCACTGCAAGGCGACTTGGTGTGTCAGCTGCCGTTGCAGTGATTAGATCGCCCTTAGCGTCTACAATTGCATTTTGGATTGCGTTGCTATCGTCAAAGCCAACCCAGGCTGCACCTGAATAAGTCAGCACCGCATCCGTGTCTTTAAGGTAGCAGCACTGCCCTTCTTGAGGCGAGGTTATAGCTGCATCCCGTGCTGCTGCTGAGGCAAAGACTAGAACGCCCTGCATCAAGTAGCCGTTAGTGTCTGCGGCAGTTAAAACCTCCCCGGTGGTGAATGTCTTAAAGCCAAGTCCTGCTGCCATATTTCCTCCTTAGTAACTCAGCACACTGGTATCAAGTATGCCATGAAGCGTGCTATTTAGAATGAAACCATCGATTATGGGTTCAAGTGTCGTCATGCGAACTCGCCAAGAATTCGGTGTTATGTCCATCGATTTACCGAATACTTGTAGGGTCTTGGTCAGGGTTGTAGATCCTGGCTGGTTGGTGGTGATAGTAACTGGATCAAAGTAATCCAAATCTAGGGCCGCAATGATCCCGGCATTGTAATTAGCCGTGTATAGATCCAGGAGGATTTCGTCACATCTCACGCTTGTCTCAGCTCTTGACGCGACATAAGCCTGAGCGTAGTTAAGGGCGGTGGCGGTGTCCTGCATCAGTAGGTTTTGCTGGTTGTAGGAATGCAGGAAGTACTTGGCGATGCTGGCCGCATCTGACGCGCTCTGAGTAGCCAGGCCCGTAGCCGTAATATTGGCCTCGTTATACACCAGGGTGTCGTTTGTGACCCAGGTGGCGTTGAAATAATCAATCTCCGTGCCGTTATCGTTAAAGACTACTGGGGGCGCAGCTACGCTGGAAGCAGTGAGGTTCCTATCCTGGAAGACGAAGGATCCGGCGGCATCCACATAAAAAGCCCCGAATTCTGTCGTCTCGATTGTCTGACACGCCGCCAAAGCGGTTCTGGCCGTGCCCGGATCTGCCTGAACTGTCGTCAAACCCGGATCTACATCCCTCATGGAATTAGGCCAGGAAATAGCGTCCAGAAGATTATTAATTCTGGCCCCAGTTAGTTGACCTGCGCTAGTGCCTGCCACGGTAGAAATCTGAGCGTTCTGGGCCAATCTGAAGGCATCGACTGCATTTATGACCGTGTAAACAACATCGCCAACGGCGGATTGTGGGGTGGTGGTTGTGTAGGAAGTAATGAATCCGCTAAAGACTGGGTAAGTCACGCCACCATAAGTGGCAGTTATCTGAACCTTACGCATAGGCGTGAGAAGCTGATAATAGGGCCCTGAAATATTCATTGGGTTAAAATCACCGTTCTGATCAACAATGCGCAGGGAAAGCGTGCCAGTCTGGAATTGGTCTGCCTGGGCATTTCTGCCGCGCTTGGTACTAATTGAGTCCACCACATTTGAAACATCGACAATCACTGAGGCAGAGTCAGCCAGGATGTTTGTACCCAGAATGCCCTGATCTAAAATAAATGATTGTGCAAAGCTAGGGCCAGTGCTGAAGTTAATATAGGCGTTGATCACTGGCATTGTCATGCGGGCAACGCTCCAGCGTAGGTTGTCAAGTAGCCGCGCCGTGCGATTTCATTCAGAGCAGTCTGCACCGCATCCACAATTGTATTTTCATCAGCCATAGATGGGCCAGTGTTTACCACCACGGTGACGGCAGCCTTGGCATCCACATTGGCATCTTTTCGCTGCTCTGGATTGTAATCGCGACCAGGAACGAGCGCGGGTGTGCCGTCAGGCATCGCAGGCGGAATATTAGTTGGCGGCACATAATTACGGTCAGGTTGTTGGCCTGGATTAAATGTAACCCCGGGAACACGGCCCGTGATATTAGTGAGCGCAGTAGCTGCTGAACCCGCTGAAATAGCCAGGTATTTTAAAGCATCGGCTGCTTTAATTTCTTGATCTAGCTTTTCTTTCTGGGCCTTGACTAAAGCATCATTGGCGGCTTGAGCAGTCTTGCCAGTCTCATCCAGGATGGCTATCTGAGCCCGAATGCGGGCCTTTGTCTCTTCATCAGTGGCCTGGTTTAGAGCTGCATTTAGGCCTATGCGCTCTAGATCAAACTTCTCCTTGAGCTTGTCTAAGGCTGCTTGATCCTTCTTCATCTGGGCTTCTTCTTTAGTAGCTTTATTCTTAGCGGAGAGCATGCTCAGCTCATCAGCTTTGGCCTTTTTTAATTTGAGGGCCGCCGCTTTATCAGCTTCAGCCATATATTTATTTGCCGCTGCGCCACCGAATTGGCGGCGCGCCAACATGTCAGATTTAGCATTAGCTTCGTTAAATTCGCGTGTTTGAGTGAATGGGTTTGTGCCCTTTTTGTTATAGATGAAGAACCCAGCAATTGTAGCCAAACGCGTTAGTTTTACGATTGCGTCACTAATGCCCTGGGCGAAGGCATCAATTCCTTTAAGTGCGCCTTCAAATCCGTTGGCCCCGCCTAATTCAGTCATTGCCTGAAGTAAGCCTTTGCCAATCGTCTCTTTGGCATTTTCGGCTGCAACCGTGAGTTTGTCTAACTTGCCAGCATAAGAGTCTGCGGCAACCGTGGCCTGGCCAGCCGATACCTTAGCGACCTGCTTTAGGATGTCTTCAAAGGACATTGCTGCCAGTTGAGTCTTGCTTAAACCTAAGCCGTATTTGAGGAGGCCACGCGTATTTCCCGCATAAGCCTTGGATAAATCAGCAGCTACTGAGATGACATCAGAACCACTCAACGCACTGAGATCTAGCGCAGTTGCAAGTAAATCCTGCGATTGTCTCCAATCACCAGTGGTAGTGACCAGCTTCTGAAAAGCCGGGCGCAGCTGATCATCGAGAACTCCAAATTGAGCTTCAAGCGTGCTTATAAAATCTTTGATTTGTGGGTTGGCGTAACTGAGGCCAAGATTGTCCAGAGACTTAGCCAGAACCTTGGCGGCTTTGTCATCTGCCGCAAATGCCTTAACCGAAGCCTTGCCGTAGCCCAGGAGTTTTTGTGCGGCAAATACGCCCGCAAAGGTCTTGCCTAATTTTTTAACGCTCTTATCAAAGCCAGTGATTTGCTTCTGGCCCTTTTGCAGTGCCTTGCCATTCCAGGTAGCAACCGCATTAACTAGTAAGTTAGACATTAGGCCCCCAGTGCATATCCTGATTGAGTTCCAGCACCACCAGCGGTGTTGAATGTCGTTGTCGCTTTATCAATTGCCTTAATCACGCTCAGGTAAGCTTTGCCCTGATCCTGCTCCCAAGCCTTAAATATCAAGCGGCCACGCTCTTTGCCCTTGCCGTATAGAGGCCCCATGGATCCAATGAATATTCTTCCAGCCTGAGGGTTGCTAGATCGGCTGACATCCCGGCCTCCACCCTTAGGGCCTACCCACGGTTGTCCATCAGCTCCAGACTTACGCCCGGCAGTCTCATAGATTGCTCCGGCGGCTGAGTTGTTGGCTACATAGAAACGAGCTGCAAAGCCAGCCCTATTGACTCTGGACTTGCCCTGGCGATAAACGATGCCACGCTTGACCTCTGATGCGTCATAGAGCGGGAACGCACGAACACGCCCGCCAGTATTAAAG